AGCTCCGAGCAACCGCTAAAGAACGAGCAGATAGAGACTATACAGCAAAGCTGGAACCAAAGCAGCAACAACGCAGGCACTAAACTCCTGCCTTTTGGCTTTCGCTACAACCGCATCGGCATTCCGCCTGAAGAAGCGCAGTTCATCCAAACTCGGAAGTTTCAAGCAGAGGAGATATGCCGCATTTTCAGCGTGCCACCCGCGCTCATCCAGCTCGAAAGCCAAACGACGTACAACAACGTCGAGCAGCAGAACCTTATGTTCAGGCAGCACACGCTTTTGCCCTGGGTAAAGCGCATCGAGCAGGAGCTAGACCGCAAGCTTATCGTTGGCGTAGACGTGCGCGACCACTATATCCGCTTGGATATGGACTCTATGTATCGCGCTGACAACAACACGCGAGCGCAGTATTATAAGGAAGCTATATCTAGCGGCTGGATGAGCATCAACGAGGTGCGCAAGCGCGAAGACATGAACCCCGTAGAGGGTGGCGATACGCACACAGTACAAGTAAACCAGATCGCGCTCGACCGCTTACAAGCGTACAGCGACAAAATCAGCCAAGATGGAGGAACAGAACAATGAAATAATGAAGCGCACAGCTGAACTGCGCGCAGGCAAGAAGCCAATGACGCTAGAGGGCTACGCAGCTCTCTACGATGAAGAGACAGTTGTAGGCGGCCAGCGCGAGCGCATTGAGCGCGGAGCGTTTGAAGGCCGCTTAGACGATGACGTCAGGCTGTTATTCAACCACGACAACAATATGCCGTTTGCTCGCACGACTAACGGAACGCTAAAGCTCTCGCTGGACGACAACGGGCTATACTACAAAGCCGATGTCATCGACACGCAAGCGGGTCGCGACCTGTATGCAATGGTTAAGCGTGGCGATGTGTCACAAAGCTCTTTTGCATTCAATATCAGCGAACGCCGCTTCGAGGAAGGCGTTATGGTTATTGAGAAAGTAGGGCAACTTTATGACGTTTCTCCCGTAACTTACCCAGCATATGAAGCTACTAGCGTAGTGGCTCGCAAGAAAGAAGAAAACAAAACTGTAGAGACTATGCGTAAATACACGCTTGAAGATCTCCAGGCATTGCGCAAGCAAAAGAGCGAAGAGCACCAGAGCTTCGTAGCTAAGCTTGAAGAATCCACTGAAGAGATCAGCGACAACGATATGATCGTAGCTCGCAACATGGTAGACGAGCTGGCTAAGCTCGATAAGAAAATTGAGCTGAAGCGCCAAGAAGCTGACGCTGCTGCACGCCTTGCGCGCGTTAGCAACGTAAGCAGCCAGAGCGAGCAGCGCGAGGTTAACAAAGTGAACAGTAAGTTCAGCTTGCAGCGCGCTATTACCAGCATTGCTGAAGGCCGCCACCTTACTGGCGCAGAGCTTGAGTGGGCTCAGGAGTACAGCCGTGAAGCTGCCCTCGCTGGAATCAGCTCTAACGGCAACATTGGCATCCCTGGCGTTGCGCTTCGTGCTGGTGCCGCTGATGACTTCCAAGCGGGTGCTGGCGACGGTTCCGGCTTTGTAGCTACTGAGGTAGGCAACGCTATTGAGGCGCTGCGCGCTCCTGCTATGATTCAGCAGGTAGGCACTACCGTTATTAATAACGCCACAGGTAACCTCCAGTTTCCGCGCGTAAGCAATAAGGCTATTGCTACAGCTGAAGGCGAGGTTGATAATTCTGCTGCTTCAACTATGGAGATGGATTCAGTCACGCTGTCTCCAACACGCGTAGCCAACAAGACGACCTATAGCAAGCTCTTGCTTATCCAAGGCGGTCCAGATGTCGATGCTGTCATCGCTCGCGACTTGATTGGCGGTGTAAATACGTTGATTGATACTACAGCCTTTGCTACTGTCAACGCTGCGCTTACTGCTACCAGCACAACGGAGCTGACTGCGGCTAATGCTGCCGACGCTATCTTCTCTTTGGAGTCTGCTGTAGCTGACGCGGGGACAGATATGAGCAACTTGGCTCTTGTAGCTAGTACCGACGACGCTCACAAGTTCTTGCGTCAGGCGCCAGCTGTTGCCAGCATCACCACACTGCTGGGTGAGTATCGCTACTTTGCTACTCCACACATCAAGGAGGCCGGCAAAGAGGTCGCTATCTTGGGCAACTGGGGGCAAGCTTGCATGATCGCTTTCTTTGGCGGTATCGACTTGCTTGTCGACCCATACAGCGCGGCCGGCACTGGTCAGATTAACCTTCACGTCAACCGCTTCTATAGCTTCGGTATGCGCCAAGCTGCTGCGTTGGCACTGCACGAAGCTACTGCTACCTGATAGCTTCGCAGACAACACCAAGAAAGCCCGGCCTAACAGCTGGGCTTTCTTATTTTTATAGCATGCAAGTCTCTATAGGCGCTTTGCAAACCGACGTGAGCTCTACGTCGTTAGCCGAGCAGATTATTTCAACAGCTGAATTAAAGAAGCATCTGCGTGTAACTCATGCACTTGAGGATACTTTGATAGAGGCTGCACGCCTCTCAGCTATCGCTTACGTGGAAAACTACGCTAACGTGTTGTTAGGCTCGTATTCTGCTACCGGATACCTTCGGCATTGGCGCTACGCTACGTTCCCAGTGGGGCCGCTCTCAGCGGTGGGTGATGTTAAGTATGACAACCAAAGCGGAACAGAGCAGACACTCAGCTCTAGCAAGGTGCACTACGACATTCAGCGGGAGCCAGGGCAGATATACTTTAGCGATGTGCCCAGCTTAGAGCAGTACGAGCTTACGCCCATCCGCATAGAGTTTACAGCTGGCTACGCTCCGGCAGACATTCCCGCTCCTATCATTAGCGCGATCAAGCTTATCGTTGGCCATCTCTACGATATGCGCACCGATGAAGTTAGCGGCAGTATAACTACGCGCGTGAAGCTTGGCACGGATGCTTTGCTTAACGGCTACCGCATTCTGCATCAGCCATGAAGAACGCAGGCTTGAGAGATAGAAGCATCACGCTTCGGCAGGTGACGCTTGCGCAGGACGACTACGGGCAACCGACAGCTGCCAGCTCGACAGACACGAGCATGTGGGCGCAAGTTGTTTATGCTGGCAGCGCAAGCGAAAGCATGAAGGCTTATCAGATTTATCCGCAGCGCGACTTGGCTTTTATCGTTCGGCACCCTAACCCCAGCGACGATGCTGGCGGGCTGTCCATCGCTCAAGACGACACGATCATATTCGAGTCGCGCGAGTACGACATCCTGGGCTTCGAAGAGATTGGACGCCGCGACGGGCTGCGCATCTTCTGCAAAGAGAAGGGAACAGATGGGCGCTGAGGTTGACGGCATGAAAGAGCTGATGCAAAAGCTCGACCGCCTGGGCGACTTCCCGAAGGAGATGCGCACCGAACTGCGTGAAGCTAATCGGCGCATTGGGCGCAACGCTGCCAAGGCTATTAAGAACAGCGCGCTACCAAAGGGAGGCACTGAGTTTGTAGTCTACAAGAAGCGCAACAAAGGGCGCGACAGGTCACCAGGCGAGATAGATAAGGTCATTCCTAAAGGCACCTTGCGGCGAAGCATAAAGATGTGGAACGCAAAGCGAAGTAAAGTCAATGTGCTAGTTGGCGCCAAGCGTGGCGGCAGTGTTCGCTTTGATGGCTACTTCGCGCCCTGGGTAGAGGGCGGCAACGTTGGCGGGCGCGGTCGTAGTAAAGGCTCTAAGTTCTTCGATAAGATTCAGCCAGCTTTAGGCAAGATGCGGCCACGCATGCAGAAGATGCAGTTTAACATGTATCGCAAGATTTACGACCGCTGGATAAAGAAGCTCTAAAAAAAGAAACGCCCCGCAGCAATGCTGTCGAAGGCGCTTCCCGTTGATACCCAATCAAAGATAAGCAATAATGGAAACAGGCAAAGCGATTTACTACCTGCTAAAAGACAGCGATGCTGTAGGCGCTATCTGTGCTGACCGCATCTATCCAGAGATAGCACAGCAAGACGTGGACCCGCCCTTCGTTGCTTACACTGTAACCGACACCACGCCCAGCGGAACGAAGTCAGGCAGTAGCGACCTAGACACTGCGCGCGTAGAAATCTACATGATCAGTGACGACTACGCTGAATGCATGAACCTGGGCACAGCTGTGCGCGGTGCGCTTGACCGCGTCGGCGGTAACGTTGGTCCCGTTGGTGGCGAGGTAGCTGTACAGTCTATTGACTTTGATAGCTCAGACATTGAGTTCGATACCGATCAGCGCGTGTATGTCTTGGAGCATGTCTACAACATCCGCGTTCAGCGCAGCGGCCAAGCTGTAAGCTACTCGCCTATCCCGCGCAACACGATAACAGTAGAGGAGTTTGACGGCGACCCAACTGGCGCAGTTAATAAGCTCGTATTCACCAACGGCACTGTAACTCTAGCCGGCAACACTGCGCGCATAACCAGTGGCGGGTCGCTAACCATTGAAGAAGCTGACGGCACCCCCAGCGCCACAGCCAACACGCTGGTATT